AAGCTGAGGCGTAAGGGAATCTATTTTCGTGGTCCCCTGCAAACTGTGTGTAAGCGAGGTTAAGTTGCCGATGGTTGTTTATGCATGCTGCTTGCCACCCTGTTTGTTTGGCTGAGCCAAGGGCTGGGAGAAGGAGAGCTGCCAAAACTGCAATGATGGCAATAACTACCAACAATTCAATAAGCGTAAAAGCTTTTCTTTTCATTCAATACCCTTTTATAATGAAATTATCTCTTAAAATTTACACTAAAAAACGTTGCGAAGTGAAAGAGCACTGATTGTAGATATTCCCCCAAAAGCCATAATTTTTCTCATTAATTAAAAATTCAAAGTAAGCCTCATAGCGTTTCATGATGTGAGAGATATGAAACTGGGATTCAGCGTATTGGCGACAATAATGAGGGTCGATGGTTTCAATTAAGGTGGCAGCATGAAAAAACTCATTTAGGCTACGACACTTAAAACCTGTTTTGTGATGGCGATTATATTCAGAGGGAGCGCCCCAGTCTGTAGTTAAGACGGGGGTTCCGGAGAACCAAGCCTCTATCATAGACCATCCACAGGGCTCCATATACAACGTGGGCATTAGGAGTCCCTTGGCTTTTTTCAACAAGTGTTTTCTTTCCTCGTGGCTGACGGTATGGATATATTCGGCATAAGGATTGTCTTTGGGCAGCGTTGTTTTTAGTGTTTGAGGCCCAACGAATTTGATAGGTTGTCGTAAAGCGCGAGATAGTTGATCTGCTATATGTACGCCTTTAGCGTCTACGATGCGCCCTAAAAACAGCCAGTAGTCTTCTTTTGTTTTGCTAAATTCAAAATCCTCGGGAGTAAATCCCGGGGGGATAACATGGTCGCTGGGGGATGGATGATCCTGTTGTGCGCCTCCTAGCATTTTATGGAGGTGAGCGTAAGACTCAAACACTCTAAAATGAGCAAAAAAAGAATTATAACCTATACTGGGCTCAACAACGATCATGCTATCTTGCAGTTTTTCACATGCGCTTTTATGCCCGATACCCCAAAAAGCCAACACGAGATCGTTTTTGCTGTGACGGCGCTTTAATGCTTCGCGAGCGGCATTTGTATTAAATTCTTCATGTAGTTTATTTTCTATTTTTTGAGGTAAAAAATCTTGCCACTTTTGTCCTTTGAAGTGATCATCATATGTGAGGTGGGAAATAACGCTAATATGTTCGGTGCATGGCACCTTAGAGTCTGGATGGCCATAGTGATAAACAGTGTGCCCTCTTTTGAACATTTCGGCACAAAACTTGTAAACTTTTTGGGTAAATGCGCAAATGGTGATTTCCTTGCAAGTAGGGTGTATCGGAATTGACAAGACATGAAATATCATTTCTTTTTATAATAAGGGGGACAAATCATTAGTCAAGTGTAATTATATACGAACATATGGTAACTAGGCGTAAGAAACCTAAAGTAACGGAAAAAATTTTGCCGATAACGGAAAGCAAGTATAGACTAAACTTTAAACATTTTGATTTAACCGATAAACAAAAAGATTTTTTACGAAAAGCATTCGACGAAACAACAAAAATAATGTTTATAGCAGGTCCCGCGGGATGCGCAAAGACATTCATGTCAGTCTATTCAGCGCTGAGGCTTTTTAATGAAAATAATGATTTAGATATTTTTTATGTTCGGACGATAGTAGAAAGCGCAGATAGGGGTTTGGGGCACTTACCCGGGGATGTGGAAGAAAAATTTCATCCATTCATGATGCCTTTAACCGATAAGATGCAAGAGATTTTAGAAAACACTCAAATTAAAATGCTTACAGAAGAAAAGATTATTTCAGCCGCACCCGTTAATTACTTAAGGGGCGCCAATTGGTCCAATAAGTTAATTATTGCTGACGAATCTCAAAACTTCACGCTTAAAGAGCTGGTGACTCTAGTAACACGAATTGGCAAAAAGACAAAAATGTTCATTTGCGGGGACCCACTCCAGTCAGATATTAACGGCAAAACAGGCTTCCGGACAATGTGGAAAGCCTTTAATAATGAGGAAAGCTCAGACGAGGGCATTCATTGTTTTGAGTTCACCATAGATGACATCATGAGAAGCGAAATTTTAAAATTTATAGTAAATAAAATTGAAAACATCCCAAAAATTAAAAATATATAAAAATGGCGACTATATTTTGTCCTGATTGTGGTGCGAAGACCGTTTATACTCTTAATAAGCCTAAGTTCTGTCAAATATGTGGAATTAAGGTTGGAGACGTAAGTGCCGCGGCAGAAGATACAGACGAAATAGAAGAGGAGATCCCCCACCTTGAGGGGCTCGAATACTCTATTGATATGGAAGACGGGAAAAGAAGTCTAGCAGATTTATTCCAGAGTCCAATGGCTCCCGTTTCTCGAATAAGTGAGACGTCCCCCACAAAGGGGCGCCCAAAGAAACATACACCAGAAACTAAGGAAAATTTTCTTGCTCGATCTATGGCAGAATGTGCGTCATCAAGGCAGCAGCCTGCAATAACTAAGGATGGAGCAGAATGAAAAATACGAAGATAAAGCTGACGTAATAGATAACGAGATACGCAAAAGATACTACAAGTGGCATTTGCACGCCATTGCGTGGTTTGATTTTGATGATGTAGCTCAAATTATTCGCGCTCATATTTTTAAAAAATGGGAGCTCTGGGATCAGGTCCGACCCCTTGAGCCATGGGTGAATAAAATCATTTCGAATCAATTAAAAAATATTTTACGTAATAATTATTCTAACTTTGCACGGCCATGTCTAAATTGCGAGTACAACCAGTCGAAAGAGCAACGCAACGACCAAATTTCAGCACTATGCGCTTCAACACCTAGCGGGCTCCAGTGCAACGAATGTGACCTCTTCGCAAAATGGGAAAAAACAAAAAAAAATGCATATGACATAAAGATGCCCCTTTCATTAGAGTTCCATGCTTACACCCAAAACACCACCCTCCCTTCAGATCACTTCGATATAAGCAGAGCAACATTCACGCTTCACTCTAAAATGGAGAGGCATCTAACTCCTAGGCACTTTTTTGTATATAAGATGTTGTTTATAGACGGTATAGACGAAGATGAGGTCGCACGAATCTTAGGATACAAAAGTAACGAGAAGGGAAGAAAAGCAGGATACAAGCAAATTAAAAATTTAAAAAATCAATACAAAAACATGGCAAAAAAGATTATAGATAAGGAGGATATTTTTTATGAGTAATTACGTTCTTTCAAAGCAAGAAAAAGAGAGCGGCATCGAACTATTCAAAGAGTTGGATGGGGATTTGAATGAAGCCGCAAAAAGATTGTTTGATGATCCTAATGAAAAAGGGAGCACAATCCGCGGGAGAGCATTAAGAAAGTTTTGGGTGGAAAAAGGATTTGAGTATCGAACAAAAGTCAAGAAAAAAAGCAGTAAATATTTTCTGCAAGACAGTGAAAAGGATTTTGTGCATCGCCACTATTGCGCAGAGATGACTAAACGGGAAATCGCCCAACTTCTGTGGAAGGACGAGACGAACCATAGGGGCTTTTACGAAAGCGCAAAATTCATTGCCCTGTCTGATTTTATTAATAAAGAATTTCCCAATGTAACTAATCTGCGAGACGAAATAACAGGAGACCGCTATGCGCCCCCCAAAATTATGACTACTGTTATAAAAAAAGTTAACAAAGTAGTTTTTAAGGAATTTGAGATTGGTAAGATAAGCGTCTCAGATAAGAAGTGTCTTGAAAAAGTATTGACATATCTATCCGCCCCTAGATTCATACAGGTGATCAACGCTTATCCTACAAAGCAAAATCGAGAACTTTTAGAGTCAGAGTTTATCCGGTCTACGTGGGACAAGCCTGANTTGACTTCAGATGAATTAAATTTATATATTAATGTATGCATGGATTACATTAATCTTAAAGAAATCGAACAACAAAAACAAAAGCTCAACTTGATGTTTGATGACACTGAAGGACAAAACGATTTAACTATGCGTTTGACTGAGATGTTAAAAACTAAGTCTGAAGAATACAATCAATGTACAAATCGTATTGATAAAATGATTGCTAAGTTAAACGGTGAACGCGCTAAGAGGGTAGCCAATCAGCACCAACGCAACGCTTCAGTATTGGCGTTAGTGCATCTTTTTCAAGAAGAGGAGGAGCGACGCCTAATGATCAAAATGGCAGATATGCAAAAACAATCTGTCGAAGAAGAGGCAGATAAGATAGAGAAAATGAACGAGTGGAAAGCCCGAGTTTTAGGCATTAGCAGACAGGAGATCATCTGATGGAAAGAGTCTGCAAAAAAATATTTCGTTGCGCAGAATGCAAGAAGGAGTTTGAAGGGAGGGGGTCATTGCACAAACACCTAAAACAGCACGGCTTATCTTTGGCAGAATATTATACCCTCCATTATCCCCGCGTAAACAAGCTTACGGGAGAACCGTTGCCGTTTAAGAAATTTGAAGAGTATTTTGAGAGGGATTTTTCCACAAAGCAACAGCTTAAAAAATGGTGCATTAAAGCCCCTGCGCCAGAAGTAGGAAAATATATTTTAGNGTTGATCGAGAAAAGGCAACTCAAAAAAGATAGACACTATGCTCCCTTCCACTTGGAGGCCAAAAGTTGTTTTTTGCCAGACATAGATACTTACAGAAAAATATTTGGCAGTTATAATGAGGCCGTAAAGCAGGTTGGCTTACGCCCTTTGTATGGAGAGAACCTGCCTAGGAAATTTTTTACTTTTAAACTGCCGGAGAACCTGAGAATTGCTATTGATACTAGAGAACAGTCTCCGCTTAGTTTTTCTTTTAAGACTGATGCCCATAAGCTAGACGTCGGAGACTATACTCTTTTTGGTGATCATTATTCTTATACTTACGTAGACCGTAAGTCAGGCTCTGATCTACATGCCACCTTAAGTAACCAGAACTATGAACGTTTTCGAAGAGAGTTGCAACGGGTTAAAGAATTGGATTCTTATTTGTTTATAGTTATTGAGTCGACTCCTCAAAAAATGATTAAGGCAAGCAGGGCATTTAAGCGAGCGGCAAATATTGATTTTATTTTGAAAAGGGTTAGAGATTTAAGTTATGAGTTTCACGGACATTGTCAGTTTTTATTTAGTGGCAGTCGAAAAATGTCAGAGGAAATTATTCCTCGATTGCTTTACAAAGGCAAAGAAGTGTGGAGCACGGACATGCAATATTTTTTAGACCATGAGTTGGATAGAAGGAACGCAGAATAGACCCCCTCAGATATGCCGCTCTAACAAAGAGCTCAAAGATATCAAAGGATTTCTAGAGGAAAGAGAAGCGAAGATTGCCCTCTATGAGTTCTTAAGAAATAATATTACCTTTACGGCAGAGTTGATGATGGGAATTAAGCTTTTTCCCTTTCAGCACATGGCCGTTAAAAGTATGTTTGAGACGGATTATTTTTTAGGGGTGTGGTCTCGAGGAATGTCCAAGTCTTTTACGACCGGTATTTTTGCCGCCTTAGACGCCATCTTAAACCAAGGGGTAGAAATTGGCATACTTTCCAAGTCTTTCAGACAGGCAAAAATGATCTTTAAGAAGATCGAAGATATCTCCATGCATCCAGACGCGGGATTGTTCCAACAATGCATTACTAAGGTCTCGAAGAATAACGATGAGTGGCTAATGGAAATTGGCACAAGCCGTATCCGCGCATTACCGTTGGGAGACGGAGAGAAGTTACGTGGGTTTAGGTTTCATCGC